GAGCTAACAAATGCACATCACTCTTCTGCGGAGCTACCGCGCAACCCTGATCCCCAAGAACCTGGATCGTTCCGAGGTTCATGGTCTTGCCTCTGATGGCAAGCTGCCGACCATCCAGCTCAAGGCCTCCAGCGCTGACCGCGCCCAGGCAGCAGCCCACCACACCACGGGCCTGGCTGTGCTGTGCGTGGATCGGGTCGGGGGTGGCGAATGACTGCTGCCGCCCTGCCCTCCCGTGAGCCGCTGGCCGGCTCCCTCGTCTTGCGCCCTATCTCGCACTTCAAGTCAGCCAGTTACACCGGTGACTCTGACTTCGGCCACACCGCCCAGGGCTACTGGTACCGGATGCGCGACCAACGCACCTCCGGCTGGCCGCTGGAGGCTCTGCGCTATTTCCTGAAGCTGTCGATGTGGGATGAGCGCGGCCGGCTTTGGCAATGCGCCACGCCTGCCGTGATCGATGACTTCGGCGACCTGGTGGAGGTGACGCCATGAGCCGCACCACATTGATCAATGGCTTGTGCGTTCTGGTGATGGCCCTGGTGCTGGGCACCGCCCATCAGTGGGGCCCCAGCGAGCTGGAGGCCATGGAGGCCGTCGCCGAGGATCGCCACGCTGCCCCCGTTGAGGTGGCCGAGCTCAAGCGGGCCGAGGCGGTATCCCCTGCAGCCATGGCGCGCATGCCTACACGCCTGCCTCCTGGCTTTTCTCACTGACCGCGCGAGGCCCGCCATGCCCACCCTCGTCACTTCGACCATGTTTGTTGCCAAGCAGCGGCCTGTGATCGCCCCTGCTGCGGACGGCACGTTTCAGCTCACGCTGCGGCTCTTGGATCGCCTGGGTTCTGAGTCGCGCCAGGTGGAGAGCTGGCTGGTGCGCTGGTCTGGCCGTGAGGCGGCCGCCTGGTGGCACCGCCATGGTGCCCTGGTGGTGGCCGGCCAACCCGTGGACGTGGTTCTGTCACGGCCCCGCGTCTACTACACCGGCCGGGGCGACTTTCGCACGGCCGAGCTGCATGCCACCGCCAAGCGGCTGGCTCTGGCGCCACGCCGAAAGGCACCGCCCTCTTCGGCCACTCCAGCCGCAACTGCTTCTGCATCCCTTTCCCAACCCCCTGCAGCCCTGATCGCTGCGTAAACCCTTCGGAGGTTTTCCCATGTCTGTTTCAACACAGAAGAGACTCGCTCGCCCTTTGAAAGCCGTTTTGCCTGTTTCGCAGGCAGTTTTGGCACAGAAACCGGCCTCACCGGCCTCGGCTGACAGCTTTTTGCGCACCGCTGCAGCAACGATCCAGGACCGTGGCGTGCAGCGCGACACCAGCGAGGAAGGGGCCCAGCAGGAGCGCAGCATGGCGGCCACCGTGGCGGCGTTCAATGCGCTGGAGGGCACTTCCCTGACCGAGCGCCAGGGTTGGGCCTTCATGCAGGTTCTGAAGCTGGCCCGCTCGGCCGCTTCGGCCCGCAATGGCCAGTTCAACCCAGACGACTTCGTGGATTGCGCGGCCTATGCCGCCCTGGCCGGTGAATCGGCTGTGCCGAAGGATTGAGCCATGGCAGCCGATACCTGGATGATCACGGCCCGAGGGGCCGAGCACCACCTGGCGGGCGTGGGCATGGCGGTGAACCGGTTTGAGATTCAAACCATTGCCCATGCCCTGGCGCAGATCAATCGCTTCACGGGCCATGCGGTGCGCCCTTACAGCGTGGCCGAACACAGCCTGCTGTGCTGCGCCTTGGCCGCCCGTGAGGGCCTGAGCCCCAGCGTTCAACTGGCCTGCCTGATGCATGACGCCCATGAGGCGTTCACGGGGGATGTGGCCAGCCCCGTGAAGTGGAGCCTGCAAGGGGCCTGGGACGGGTTTGAGCATGTCCACGCGGTGCAGGTGCGCCGCTGGTACGGGCTGCAATCCACCTTTGCCGCGCACCGGGCAACGATCCGGCATTTCGATCTGGTGGCCCTGGCCACCGAGCGGCGGGATCTGACGCTTTGGAATGCGGACCAGCATGAGCCCTGGGCGATCTTGGACACCCCTGGTGCCGAGATCCGGCCTGCCGCCGACAACCTGCTCGAGGGTTGGCGCGATTGCCCCTGGTCCACCTGGCGGGACCGGTTTGTTCAAACCTTTTATGCGCTTCGCGCGGAGGCCTGAGCATGATGGGCCCCACCTACCAACCCAGCACCATCGCCATCCTGAAGCACCTGCAAGTGCACGGCCCGCTGACGGTCGACGAGTTCGGCAAGCTGAAGCACACCGGCACTACCGCGCCCGGCGTGCGCGTGGCCAGCATGGTCAAGCGCGGCACGGTCGCCCGTGTCGACATGAGCCGGCCTGCCCGGTACGCCATCACTAAGAGAGGTGTCGAGGCGGTCAACGCCGTGGCCAATGGCCAGGGCAACCTGGTGCCGCGCACGCTGGTGCCAGTGGCGCCACCGCCGGCCGCTCCCCAAACGGCGCATCTGCAGCCGGCACCGGCTTGTCGGGCGTCTGTCGAGTCCTACAAGGCGCCAGAGTTGCGGCCCTTTGATGGGCGGCCTGGGGCGATGGATGCCTTTGCGCTGCCCAGTCGGATGGGCCCCGTGCTGGTGTTCCGCGATGGGCGTTCAGAGAGGGTGGCGTGATGTGGCTCTCAATTCCATCGAACTCTGTGCCGGTGTCGGCATGCTCGGAGAAGGCGTCCGCGCCGCATTCGCTAATCTTGGCATCGAGCACCGAACCGTTTGCTACGTGGAGCGCGAAGCCCCTGCCGCCAGCCAGCTTGTCACGCTTATGGAAGCGGGAGCCCTTGATCCGGCGCCTGTCTGGTCTGACCTGCTCACCTTCGACGGCGCAGCTTGGCGCGACTGCGTGGATCTCGTCATTGCGGGCTTCCCGTGCCAGGACCTCTCAATTGCTGGCCGCCGGGCCGGCCTGGACGGCAAACGCTCTGGGCTCTTCTTCCGGGTTCTCGACATCGCCGACGCTTGCGGTGCGAGGGGCCTCGTTCTGGAGAACGTCGCAGGCATCGCTACTGCCACCGCCTCCGTTGTGGACGAAGCCGAAGGGGCTCTCGAAGAACGCGCCGCTGCCCGCGTCCTGGGAGAACTGGCCGACCGCGGGTGGCATGCGGAATGGATCACTTTGTCAGCGGCCGACGTGGGTGCCAGCCATGGACGGGCTCGGTGGTTCTGCTTCGCCTGGCGCGTGGCCGACGCCGGACACGGGGCACGAACGCATCAACCGGTCGAGCTCGAAGGGAGCGGCAGACCGGCCCACGATTGCCTTGGCGGCCAAGCAATGGGCAACGCCCACCTCGCACAATGGTCGGCGCCCGGGTGCGGATCTGAAGTCGACTCAGGGCGGGAACTTGAGCCGTGGCTCGGCCTTGTGGATGACCCCGAGTGTCTCCAACTCACAGGGCAACGAATACACCCGCGATCGAGGCACGCCGGGACTGGAGCGCCTGACACTGACGGGGCAGGACCAGACTTGGCCGACGCCCAGGGCGACAGATGGCACCAAGGGCGGACCGAATCAGGCGGGCAGCAAGGGGGATCTGATGCTGCCGAGCGCGGCCGCGCAGTGGCCCACACCAGCCAGCCGGGACTTCCGCACGCCGAACAGCCAGGAGAGCCAAGCTCGCCGGAGCCATTCGGGCGGCGAGCAGCTCCCGAATTTCGTGGAGCACCACTTTTTGCACCCGGTCCATTCGACCCTCGATGGTCGGCCATTGTCACCAACAGACCGGACCTTGCCCCGGCGGTTGAACCCGGCGTTCGCATGCTGGCTGATGGGATGGCCTACCTGGTGGACGAATCCCGCACTCACCAGCTCCGTCAGGTCGGAAATGGCGTTGTACCGCTGCAGGCTGCAGCAGCACTTGTGCAGCTTCTTCGGCGAGCTGGGTTTGCCTGAAGGGGCTGCGCCATGCTGAAGCACGTCATCTCGGTCTCAGATGGCAAGGACAGCACCGCCACCCTGCAGTCAGAGAACAGTCGACCGACACCGCTCAGTTCAATTTCATCAACGCGATCACTTTCGAAAGGCATTTATGAGCCGGAATACCGAGCCCCAAGAAACCACAGAAGCACCAGCTTACCGATGGGTGCTGCTTGCAGAGCATTGCCGTCGGACTGGCGAAACACCCCAAACAGTTCACACACGGCGCAAGCGAGGAATCTGGCTGGATGGGGTCCACACGCTGCTAGGCACAAAAAAGCGGCTTTATGTCAACGTAGAGGAGTTCAACAAATGGGTGGAAAGACAAGCGCAATCGAGCTGCCGACCGGGGTAACGATTCGTGATCAGGCAACCGGTCCACGTATTCAAATTGCCTTCTCATGGATGGGCAAGCAGTGCAGAGAGCTGCTTCCCCCGGCACCGATCAACAAGGGCTCAATCCAATATGCCAGCAATCTGCGGTCTGAGATTCGGCGCAAGATCACCGACGGGACCTTCAAGTACGGCGACTATTTCCCGGAAAGCCCCCGTGCGGCAATGGTCCGCCCCAACCAGCAACGGGTCGGCGTTTTGCTGGAGCGCCAACGGGACACCTACGAGCGCCAGGTGAAAAATGGGAAGCTGTCGCCCTCAACTTTCGCCGGCTACGCCAAAGCCATCTCCAGCGAGAGGATGAAACGCTGGCGTAACGTGCGCGTCAACGAGGTGACTCCCAGCGATTTGCGCGACTGGATCAGCGGCATGGAATGCACCAGTAAATTCATCCGCAATTTGATGATTCCCTTGCGCAGCGTGCTGGAAGACGCCCTCAATGATGGCCTGATTGAATTTAACCCCTTCGAACGAATAGCACTGGGCAAGCTGATTCGCCAGACGGCAAAGGCCAGCGACTACGTCATCAATCCATATTCCGCAGAGGAGCGAATGAAGCTACTGAGCGCCTGCCGGGCAGATGAACGGCCAATGGTGCAATTCTGGTTTGCCACTGGGCTTCGCCCCGGGGAATTGCAAGCGCTGAGTTGGCCCGACATTGATTTGAATGCGAAGGTCGCCAAGATCACACAAAACCAGGTCGCTGGAGTCATCAAGGCTCCCAAAACAGCGGCAGGCCGACGCGAGGTGGACCTGAACAAGGCCGCCACCGAAGCCCTGCATGCACAGCGAGCCCTTTCGCCAGACGGCGGCGGCAGGATCTGGCTGAATCCTTCCACGCGAGAACCATGGACGACAGATGCCCAACTGCGCAAGACGCTGTGGCAACCGTTGTGCAAGCGTGCGGGAATCAAGTACCGAAACCCCTACCAAGTCCGGCACACCTATGCGTCAGTGTTGCTGACCGCCGGCCACAACCCCTGGTATGTTGCGGCTCAGCTTGGGCATGAGGACGTGGAGATGGTGTTCCGGACCTACGGCAAGTTCATCCGCGAGGACTACCAGAAGCCCAAGACGCCCCCCAAAACACCGTCCGGATCGGTGTGAATCCGGTGTGAATCCGGTGTGAATTGGCGGCCCAAACTAGCCAATCCTGGGGGCAAAGAAAACCCCCCGCCAGAGGGAAACTCATTGGCGGGGGTTGGTGATGGTGGTGGAGCTGGGGGGATTTGAACCCCCGTCCGCAAGCCTTCTTCGAACAGTTCTACATGTTTAGCGATCTGTTTTGAGTCTCACACCCTGTACCGCGCAGTCGCACGCTGTACAAGACGCCAG